CGCTGAGTTTCGATATAAATAGGACTACGGAGATTTAATATGCCAGCAAAAGCCTTTTCAATTGAAGATGGTAATACAAATATCAAGAGTATAATTGGAGCACGTAAAGCTTCATATACGGATATCGACTTGGCATTTGCTGCTAAGCCTGCAGGTGATGTATTTAAGAAAACAAATGCGGCTGCTGTCAAACAAGCAGTAAAGAATTTATTATTGACGAATCAAATGGAGAAGCCATTTGATATTACGTATGGTGGCAATCTATCAGATTTTATGTTTGAGAATGATACGGAAATTGATGTGAACGAAGTGTCGTATCGTATAATTGAAACAGTACAGGCACATGAACCGAGAGCTGAAATACTAGATGTTAATTTATCTCTTAAATCTTCTACTAACGAAATAAGAGTCACAGTCCAATTCCAAGTAGTTGCAACAAACGAGATTGTTCAACTTGAGTTTCCATTAGCAAGGTTAAGATAAATGGCAAGTACTATTAAATCAACTGACTTAGATTTTACTAACATCAAACAAAAACTCAAGTCACACTTTCAGAAGAAAACAGAATTCAATGATTATGACTTCGAAGCATCAGGTCTGTCTAATATCCTAGATGTATTGGCATACAATACTCATGTAAATGCTCTTACCGCAAACTATTCGTTAAACGAAGCCTTCCTTACAACTGCACAGTTAAGAAGTTCTGTCGTATCTCATGCACAAACACTCGGATACGAAGTACAATCCTCGACTGCTTCGAAGGCAATCGTTAATTTATCATTGAATCTAACGGGTGTATCAGGTCGACCAGCACAGATTGAGCTTGCTAAAGGTACAACCTTCACATCTTCCATTGACGGTGTATCTTTCACGTTCCGTACTCGCGAAGCTTTCTTTGCACAAGACGATGGAAGCGGTTTATATAATTTCAAAGCATCTGACGATACATTTAACATATCTATTTTTGAAGGTGTAGAGAAAACAAAGACATTTCTTGTCGGAGAAAAAGACGAGAGACAAGTTTACGTAATACCTGATACTACGATGGATACAGCAACCGCTGTGGTCGAAGTATTTGAAACAGCATCTTCCAGTACGTTCGTAACATATACACCATTATCACAGGCGATTAATGTAGATGCAAATACAACACACTTCTCTATATACGAATCACCGAATGGTTTCTATGAGTTAAACTTTGGTGATGGCATATCATTCGGTAAATCACCGGAACCAGGTGAAAAGGTTGTGGTGACATATCTATCGAATAAGGCAGCTGCTGCTAATAACGGAACTGTTTTTACACCGTCTTCTACAATTACAATTAACAGTGTTTCTTATCCGCTTACTACTGTAACCGTAACAGAATCATCAGGTGGTGCACCAAAACAGACGATTGAATCTGTAAGACAATTAGCACCTATAGCCTTTGCTTCACAGAAAAGACTGGTTACAGCTCTCGATTACAAAGGAATGATTGAAACAAACTTCCCTCAGGTGAAGAACGCTGCAGTCTGGTCCGGAGATCAAAACATACCGATTGACTATGGTGCAATTTATATCTCACTTAATTTTCAAAACGGGACATCAGATACAGTAAAGCAAAAAATAAAAGATGAAATCGTCGGTAACTATACTAACAATCTATCTATTATGTCAATGACAACTAAATTTACAGATCCGGTTGACGTGTTTATGGAAGTCAATGTAGCATTCCAATTCGATCCTGCGCTAACAGGTAGAACTTTAGGTGCGATGGAAACACAAATCTTTCAGTTTATACAAACTTATTTTGCAGACAATGTTGAAAATTTTGATGCAGTATTTCGTAAATCAAACATGGCTACGGAGATCGATGCACTCGATGCTTCGATATTGAACTCATCGATTACAGTAAAACCTTCATTACGGCAAGAGATTACTATTAATGCTCTGAATACATTCACATTAAATTATCCAGTTAAAATAGCCACGCCAGACGATGTACTCCACAGGATTAGCTCATCATCATTTGAATTCGGCGGTGTTATTGGAACAATGAAAAATAGATTGAGTTCAACAGTACTTGAAATTCAGGACTTGAATGGAAATGTATTACTCGATAATGTCGGGGAATACAATGCAGAAGCTGGTACAATATCAGTAAATGCATTCGAACCTTCACAAATCTCTACTGGTCAATCATTTCTTATCTTTAGTGTAGTTCCGGAACAAGACTCGTTTATCAAACCTTTGAGGAATTATATACTGAGATTAGATACAGCTAAGTCCTCGGCAACAGCAACTGTTGATCGTCAAACAACATCACTGGAAGTAACAGTTTAACATGTCATCTGAAACACAAAGAGATTATTTTAGAATTGCACCTAACTTTAAGACAAGTTTAGTAAAGCAAGTTTTACCTGAGCATTTCACTGACAGTTATCCTTCTCTCGTAGCATTCCTCGAAGGATACTACGAGTTCCTCGATTCAGATGATAACTTCGGAGGTGCCATCAATGAACTCCTTACAATACGAGATGTACAGGATGCTACTCTTAAAAATTTAGATTTTATATTTGATGAGGTTGCTCTTGGTATTGCTGGTGGTCAATTCTTATTTCCAAGAGAAGCACTAATTAACTTCGGTAACTTTTTTCGAGTCAAAGGATCTTTATATTCCGCTCAAGGATTTTTCCGTGCTTTCTTTAACGAAGACGTAGAAATTATCTATCCTAAAGAAAGACTAATGACTGTAGGTAAAAGTCAAATCGGTGCTGAAGCTGATAATCTATTACAAGATGGTAAGATAAACCAGATCTTTTCCGTATTGATAAGATCACCAATTTCTTTTACGACATGGGAATCACTGTATCGTAACTTTGTACACCCGGCCGGTTTCTATCTTGCTGGTGAAACAGTACTCGAAGGAATAGGCTTAGTTCCACTAACAACTGCAGAATCAATATACGATCCATTTGCGAATAAGACGAAGGTATATGGAGCCGCAGAGATGACATACGGCACACCATTCGCAAGTGCTTCTTTACTATTACCCGATGATGGTGATGCAGACAGTGCATCTCAGAGAATGAATCCATATGTCAAGATGTCTCAATACTCAGCATTTTCACTGGACAGTATTGCATCTATGTATAGCAGTATGGATGAATGGGGTGGATACGTTCTTACTTTTGATGAAGCAGATTCTACAGGATCTGCGGTGAGATTTGATCATACATTGAAGACAATGGATCAACGACAATTCCAAACTTATTCTTATGGTTCAACTAGTACTATCTAGAAATCATTATAAATAACACTAATTAGATTGTAGGATATAAAATGGCACAACAAAATATTAATGTAGGAGCTACCGGTAACGACGGAACCGGTGATGATCTACGAACTGCTGGTAATAAGATAAACAATAACTTCTCCGAAGTATATGGAGATATTAGTGTTTTACAAGCTACTGCTGGTATTGGTGGAAGTGGATTGTCATTTGATAGTGGTGGTATTCGTTTTGAAGGATCTACTGCAGATTCACATGAAACATTACTTCTAGCTGCAGATCCTACATCAGATAATACACTACTATTGCCGGACAGTTCAGGTACGATAGCAATAGTATCTCGTATTACACAGATTGTCGATAGTGCTTATGTATCATTTATTACAGGTACAGCATTTGATTCAGCATCAACTATTACATTAATAAGAAATAATTCGGTCGACTCTGCTCACGCATTATTACTCATTGATAGTGCTTATATTCAGTTTAGACAAATTGCATCTACATTTGATTCGAATGAAGTAACAGATATTGTTGATAGTAGTTACGTAAAAGCATTCGCTGATAGTGCACACATAAAAGGATTTATCGATTCAAGTCATGTTCGTTCAGTAGTTAATCTTCTTGATTCTGCTGCCGTATTATCAATTGCAGATTCATCACAGCTCGACTCATCCGATATTATACAGATGATTGACTCATCCTATACTCAAACACGAGTAGACATAGTTAATCTAAGGAACTACACAGTAGCACAAGTTCCAAATACTCCACCGCATGGTACTTTGATATTCTGTACCAATGGAAATTCTGGTGCGGAATGCCTCGCTGTTTATGATAGTGACGGAGATAGCGCCGGAAGTCCAGGATTTTTTAGACGTATTGCACTTGGTGCAAAGATAAGTACATAAGGATTAGAAAATGCCAGCAGTTATTACAGATGCCCTCAAACGACAAATTGCATCAGACTTTTTTGAGCAATTTACGAGTGATTCAAAAAAGTATTACATTGGTGTAGGTAAATCCGAACAGTGGGATTCATCAGACACAGTACCGACACCTGTTAATACACCCACAGAGATCAGTGCTTTTAGAGATGGAATGCAATCCGTGAAGAAAGTAACTGGTACTTCACTTGTTGTTCCACGTAATAACTGGTCTTCAGGTAGAATCTACTCACAATACGATGATCAACAGGGTGGCTATCCTACTAATCCGTATTATATTATGACAGAAAATAATCAAGTTTATATTTGTCTTGAAACAGGACGCAATGTTCTTGGTGTTGCACAGCCATCAACCATTGAGCCTACTGGTTCTAATCTCGATTCATTCAGAACAGCAGATGGTTATGTTTGGAAGTTTCTTTTTACAGTTTCTGCAGAACGCGGCAATGACTTTATGTCTTCTAACTTTATGCCAGTTCAACTTCAAGGCGCTACTGATTCTAACTCTACAGGTATTCAATTAAAACAAAAAGAAATTCAAGATAACGCGATTGCAGGTCAAGTTCTTTCATGTATTATTACTAGTGGTGGTGGTGGTTACAGCGCTAATCCTACAGTAACTATATCGGGTACCGGTACAGGCGCGCTCGTGGATGCGGCGATTGATTCATCAACTGGCCAGCTCGTAAGACTTCGTATGAGAGATTCAAGTACATCACAAGTTTTAGGATCTGGATATACAAGTGCAAATGTAGTAATAAGTGGAGGTGGATCACCTTCATTGAATGCAACTGCTCGAGCAGTTTTAGGTCCTGATTCTGGTATTGGCAGAGATTCAAGAGAAGATCTTAAGTCAACTTCAATTATGTTCCATGCACCTTTGTTAGGAACTGACAGTGATTTTATTACTGATCAAGACTTTAGACAAGTTGGATTGATAAGAGATCCACT